CCTGCCGATATGAACCCCGCCGTTGCGGTTGGGAACACCGCTGCGGTGAGGGGTCAGTCTGTGAGAGCGGGAGACGTCAGGGGCACAAACCGCGCGCTCAACGCTGCCGCCGCCGGACAGCGAGTCCGAGATGCCGATGCAGCCGAGGGTCAATCACCCGCCTTCGGTGACCTCGCCCAAGCCGGTCTATACGGACGAGCGGCGGGGGCAGCAGGACGCGCAGCAGGACGCAACGTGGCCGCGTTTGGTCGCAGCGCGGCTGAAAAAGCGCGCGGCTTCATGGGGGCGGGCATGAATGCCGGTCAGCGCATGATGCAATCCGGTGCAGGACAGCGCATGAAGAACTTCATGAGCGGCGCAGGACGAACTGTGGCGAACCTCCGCGAGTTGCCCGGTGCAATCAAGGAAGTCGGTGGAAAAGCGATGCAGAACAGGGAAGACGAGGGTCGCCGTGCCCAAATCGAGGCTGATGAATCGAGGCGTAAGCGGAGTATTGACTCCATCAACCGAGAAACGGGGGGTAAAGGAGCGGCCTTCGACCAACGGATGGACGCATACGACCGAAGTCCGCTCGCTCAGCGAGCGGAAGCACAGCAGGGTGAACTGACTGACCTCAACGACCGACTCAGGGAGAACAGGGTTGGAGTCCGCGATATTTTCAGCACTATGGGTCGCATGGGTGACGACCGTCGTAAGCGCAAAGCCACCCCTGCAGAAGAAGCGCGCGCTTTCCGTGAGGGAGACGAAACGACCGCTGAGGTCGAGCAGAATCTGAACCAAAACCCACAAGCCGAGGAGGCCGTGAGGGGTGACGACGCGCCTGATGGCCCGAACGACTTTGAAGACTTCAGCGACTTGGATTTGGGCGGGCCTGAAACTGAGACGCCACCGATGGTTAGTCCGCAGCCGATTGCTGCTGAGCCTGAGGAACCGTTCCTTTCGGACGACATCTACCAACCGGGCACGTCGCGGAAGAAGGCTCGCGGGCTTGAGGGAGACTTCCGCAACCTCCCCGAGAAGGACCGAACATACGACAGGTTGAGCCAAATGATGGGCAAAAGAGGTCTACGCTCGAATCTCGTCGAAGCGCTCGCTCAGAAATACGGTCTTACCCCTGCTCAGGCACAAAACGTGAAGCAGCAGGCTGATTCGGGCAACCCCGAAGCGCAGGAGATGGTTCAGGTAGCGATGGAGGACGACCCGAACGCCGCTGAGGACTTCAGCGACTTGAACTTGGAGGAGACTTCCGCGGAAGACCTCGTGCAATTCAGCCAAGACAATCACACCACGTCGTGGGACTCGCTTCTGAAGAACTTGGACATCAGGTGATGGTGTGCAAGAACTGTCCCTTGAGGCCCTTGAGGAGATTGACTTTGAAGTAGCGAAGCGCGACTTCAAGTTCTTCTTTGAGGAGATTCTCGGGTTCCAACTCTCAACGCATCACGGCAAGTGGTTCGACAATTTGGAGACTCACAAGCGCTACTGCGTCAAAGCCGCGCGTGACCACGGTAAGTCAACGCTTTTCCTCGGCTACATGCTTTGGAAGACGGCGTTCACTCCGAAATCAAAGGCGGTGCTCATCAGTCACAGTCTGCATCAGTCGGTGCACCACATGCGCACCCTCAACGACCTCATCGACAGCGTGCCTTTCCTCGCCAAAATGAAGAAGGCGGACTCGTGGTCCAAGACCTTCTTCGGGTTCAGCAACGGTTCCAACATCAGCGCGAAGTCCGTGGGTGGCGCCATTCGTGGTATCCACCCTGACCTCATTCTATGCGACGACATTCTGTGGGGGACCACGGATACAGAACTCGCGCGTGTTGCTTCTTGGTTCTACGAAGTGCTTGTGCCGACGTTGCACCACACGTCGAAACTGATGATTGTCGGCACCCCCTTCACGCCGACTGACCTCTACACCGAGTTGGAGAGTCGTGAAGGCTACCTTGTCGAAACCTACCCTGCTATCGACTCGTCGGGGACCGCTCTCTGGCCTGAGCGATGGGATTTGGAATCCCTCGACGCTCGGCGAGCAGANATGCCTGCGGTTGCCTTTGCGCGCGAATACCTGTGTGAACCGATGGACGACGTGAGCAGTCTGTTCCCCTCAACCATCCTGCAGGCGTCCAAAGATTCGACGCTGACGTTGATTGAGCGGGAGGTGGGTGACCCTGACGACCAGTATTTCATCGGGTGGGACCCCGCTATCTCTTCCGACCGTTCTGCCGACTACACCGTCATGGTGGTCCTCCGGCGCCCTTCGACCAATCCTGAGTTNCTGGAACTCGTGCACGCGCTACGCAGGAAGAACATGGACTTCCGCACTCAAATCATGGAGATTCAGCGTCTCAACGCCAAATTCTCGCCGGACGTTATCGAGTTGGAGGCCAACAACTTTCAGCGCGTGTTCGCNACAGAGTTGCGCGCCGATACAGACNTGCCCATCAAGACNTTCATTTCAACCCGCCAACGNCGTGAGTCGCTGCTCATGGGNTTGGTGTTGCGCTTTGAGAAGGAGCAGATTCGTTTGCCTTGGGGCGACGAGCGCTCCCGAACCTTGGTGGCTGAACTTGAGCGTGAGTTGCTGATGTTCGGTATGAGCAAGAAGGGACGACTCGACAGCATCGGGCGACATGATGACTTCGCCATCGCCCTTGCTTTGGCTCATTGGGCCACGACCGAGTTCCGAGAGCGCATCGTCGACTTGGACGAAATTATGGCGGGGTTGTTGGATTGACGTATCCGTTTGACCATTGGGGGTTTTGATATGAGCGACTGTTGTGAGTTCTGCACCGGCACCGACGAAGCATTCGATTACCTTGAGAAGAAGTTGTGTCCGGCAGGGAAGGCCGCTGCGAAGCGGAAATTCAAGGTCTACCCGTCAGCCTACGCCAACGGTTGGGCTGTTCAGTATTGCCGGGGCAAGTTCCGCGGCAAGAAGAAGGGAGGGAAGAAGAAGTGATTGACCTCGACCTCGCGTGGGACTTCTTGAAAGCCAAGAAGGACGCGCCGAACTATCGCAAAGCCACAGGTCCAAAGCGCTGCGGCAACTGCAAAGCGTGGGACGACGAGGCCACAGAAGACCCTGAAACGGGCTACTGCAAGTGGTATGATTTCAACTGCCGCGCAGACCACACATGTGACGCATGGGCCGGGAAGTGAGCGCATGGTCGAAAAGAATCTCAATCGTTGGTTCAAGGAGAAGTGGGTCGATGTGTCGAGAAAGGACAAAGACGGGAAGCACCCGCCCTGTGGACGTTCAAAGGCCAAGAAGGGCAGCAAGGGCTATCCGAAGTGTCGCCCGTCCGTCAAGGTCAGCAGCAAGACGCCCAAGACCTCAGGCTCCATGAGTGAGGGGCAGAAGCGCGCAGCCACCAAGCGCAAGAGGGCGAAGAAACAAGGAGTGGGCGGTAAGCCCACCATTGTGAAGAGCGATGAATGGTGGCTTGTTCTGAAGGGGGCATGAGATGACGGACTACGAATACATCTACCACGACGAGCCAATCACGGCTGAAGAATTGGCGACCATGTCGGACGACGAGATTGCGAAAGAAGTTGCATTCTGTTCGTGCTGCTCGCCGTTCGACATCGCGACTTCTGTGCTGAAAGCGAAAAAGAAATCCAAGCCGTTCCACGGCTATAACCCGAACAAGCATCACCGCAAGGGGGGACTAAACGCAAAGGGACGCGCTGCGGCGAAGCGCAAGGAGGGAGCGAACCTCAAACCCCCTGTGACCACCAAACCAAGCAAACTCAAGGCAGGCTCCAAGAAGGCCAAGCGGAGAAAGTCCTTCTGCGCGCGCATGAGCGGAGTCAAGGGTCCAACAAGCAAGAAGGGCAAACTTACCCCAAAGGGTGCTGCACTTCGTAGGTGGAATTGCTGATGGTGGGTGGCTCAGCGATGGGATGGCGTTGGTTGTCCTGTTGCTTCGACCCCGAGTTTTTCGGTCGCAAGCAAGCACCGTTCTCGTTCTGCGACCAATGTTGGGTCGAGCATGGCTCACCTCTACCGATGGGGGGAGAGCATGATTGACGTGTCCGACTTGGACTTCTTGTTCAAGACAAGCATCCGCGGGGCCACATTCGGTGACGCCCCTCAGCCCGCCCAAGGAGGGGAGGGGACTGCGAACGCAAACCCAACTCCACCTCGCCCCAACGAAATAGAGGAGGAGAAAAAGAAGCGTGAGATGGCTCAACAAGTCGCACAGCAACTCAAGCGCTCTATGCCTGACGGCGGATGGTTTCATTCCATGTTTGGCCGAGGGGCTGAAGAGTTGGTCAAAGACCTCAGGATGGCTCGCCGTGACCATAAGGACATGAAGGAAGCCATCGACCACGCCATTGATGCTATCCGTATCGCGAAGCGCGAAGAGGTGACGGCGACGCTTTCGTCACTCGAATGGATTGGAAAGCATGAACACACCATTCGCAATTTCGGTTTATCCGACCGCGACCTTCAAGCCCTCAGAAAGCACGGGCAGGTGCGTGAGTTTGCACTTCGTCGAGCCTGCACCCAATGGGAACGAGCCAACGACGTCATTTCCAAGTTGCTCGCTCTCGATGGCGACTTCGATGAAGAGCAGAGAGAATTGTGGATAGACGCGCAACAGACCCGTAAGTCCGCTAAGAAGGAATGGAGGAGCGCGCTGCATTCTGTCGATAGCATCAACAAGGCTCAGGCGGATTGGCTGACGCGCGCAACGCACATTTTGGAGGACGGGGGGCCTCTACCGTCGAGTGAAATCCTGCAACGCATGGATTCCTCAAAGCATCTCTCGACGCAGAGATTAAGCGCGTTGCTCAAGATGCACGGCACCGAATACGACATCGAAAAAGTGGGTAGCAATTGGGGCATCATCCGCAACGACAACATCATCTTCAAGGACGTATGGGCTTACGCTGCAGGCTTCCTTGATGCTGACGGATACATCACCATCACGAAGCGGCTTGAGCCACGCGCAGGATTCATCGCCACCGGTGAACGCGGAAAGTTGCATTGTGAGCAGTTGCACAAATCTCTCGGATGCGGCGTGCTGCAAAGCGACTTGAAGATTCACAAGAACAGCAAGCGAACTCAGCATAGGTTGCAGTTCTACGGTGCCGACGACCTGCGGAAACTCATGAAGGGCGTTATGCCTCATCTACGAATGAAGAAGGGGCAAGCAGGCGCTATTTTGGAACTTCTTGACTTGCGAGGGCGCAAAAGCGACCTCGTGAAGTCCCGTCGCGATGACCTCTACAAGATGGTCAAGTGGTTGAACTGGCGGGACGTTCCCGACAAGAAGGAAGAACTCCTCAAGGAATGGAACCTTCAAGAAGCGCAAGTGCATGCGATGTTCAGTCGCGATGGTGAAACCCTTCGTCTTGTCGACGACGCCTACCGACTTGTGGAGGACATGTGATGGCTGAGGAACAAGGCATCGTGGGGCGATTTCTGTCTTCATTGACGCGTCCGTTCAGCCGTCGCACGACGCCTGAACCACAGATGCCGCTTTGGAAGACGGGTATCCAAGAGCCGGTGCTCGTTCAGGGTGTCTCCATCCCCGCCCTCTACGCTACCGTGCAGGAGTCCATCATCCTCCGCACCACCATCAACACGCTGTGCCAAGAGATTTTCAGGCGCGGCTACTACTGGGAGAAGAAGTTCCACAAGAAGTGCACCAACTGCGAGGAGGAATATCAGCACGACACCGTGTCCGAGTGCCGCATTTGCGGCAACGAAGACTTCGAGTCACCTGACGCTGACCAAATCCTGTATCCTCGATGGCTGCTCAAGCAGCGCAACAGCATGGACCAATCCTTCTTGGAAGTGATGAAGGAGGTCGAGTGGGACCTCGACATCGTTGACGACGCCTTCCTGCTGCTCATCAAGGAGTATTTCATCGACCCCGACAGCGGGGAAATTCAATTCTACCGCATCAAGGAATTGGTGCGNGGCGACCCCACCTTCATGCGCATCGTGGCCGACAAAGCAGGGAAGCGCGGCGGTCGNTATTTGCTGTGCCCTGTTCACCGCGACAAAACCTACCCGCACAACGGCGACTATTCCAAGTGCGAAATTTGCAGTTTGCCCCTGCAGGACGTGCACTACATCAACACCGCAGGCAGCGGGAAGACGCAGTATTACCTTGAAGGTGAAGTGCTGCACATGTCGAAGTTCAACCCGTCCAAACTCTACGGTCGCTCACCTGTAGCGAGNATGTGGAGGCANGCNCAATCGTTGACCGCGATGGACAATTACATCTACCTCGCATATCAGAAGCGCCGCATCCCTCGTGGCGTTCTCGCCATCACCACAGACAACATTCAGTCTACCGCGTCCTTTTGGAAGGGCGCTGAAGAGAAGATGGAGCGTGACCCCCACTACATTCCAAAGGTTGGCGTTGAGTCTGCCTCGGGGCGCGGCAAGGTTGAGTTTGTGCGCTTCATGGACAGCCTCGACGAGATGCAATATGCGCAGGTCCGTGACGAAATTAGGATGCGCATCGCTGCTTTCTACGGTGTGTCTAACGTCTTCATGATGGACGCCGGAAAGTCTGGCGGTTTGAACAACGAGGGTATGCAGATTCTCGTCACCAACCGTGCTGTCGAGTCAGGGCAGAAACTCTACTCGCGTGAATTGTTCCCGCGCATGCTCGACCAAATGGGCGTCAGCGATTGGTCGCTCACCCTCTACCCTAACGAGGAAGAGGACGAAATCACTCGTCTCCGCCGAGACGAGCAGGAAGTCAACATCGCGCAACGTATGCAGGCGCTCGGCTTCCAACCTGAACTCACCGAAGACGCGGGGCGGGACATCCGCTTCGTCTACAAGAAGCCGGACCCACAGGAGATGGCGATGCAACAACAGCAACAAGGCGCCGGAGGCGCGGGCGGTATGCCGCCCGGTATGCCTCCGGGCGGTGCTCCACCCATGCCGCCGGGGGGCGGCATTCCTCCACAACAAATGGGTGGGGGCGCTATGATGCCGGGGGCAGGGGCTTCGCCTCCCGGTGGAGCGCCCCCTCCGGGTGGAGGCCAAATCATGATGATGGAGAAAGCGATTGGATTGGGCGAAAGTGAAGGGGAGCGTGACCGCGGCCCCGCCCCCATCAGTTCTGAAACTCATCAATCCGGCGCTCCATCGCCGAAGAAGAATCAACGAGGGGCTGAGAAAACACCGCTTGAGCAAGCGCTCGACAGCGTTCAGGCAGCGAAGGACCCCACGTCTAAACAGAAAGAGAGCGGATTCTGACGGGCGACAGGACTAAACATGACCTCTGCGTGGTGAACCAACATGAGCGACCTGCTGAACAAGATGGACCCGATGGTTCGCAAGTTGGAAAGTGCGATGTCTGAGTTCAAAGTTGCACTCGCGAACAACGACCTCATCTCCGCCGAACAATTCCTCCGTAGCATCCAACGAACGAGCGATTTCCTCGCTGACGACGTCGGTGCTATCTACAAGTCCCAAAGCGAGGGACCTCGACCTGTCGGACCCAACGACATGTTCGCCGGTGGCGTTCCGGTCATGCAATTCAACAGCACGCAAGGCGTCATCGCCAAGGGCGAGCGCCCAATGGGCTACATCGGCCCTGACCGCATTGGTGCTCATTTCAAGAAGCAGGGACAGGTGTGAGGCTTGGCTGACGACACCGACGCTATGCTTCTGATGAAGGCCCTCATCAGCAAGATGGAGTCGATGGATGCTGAGTTGACTGCGATGCGCAAGTCATTCGACACCCCCGAGATGCTCCTGAAGCGTGCAGGTTTTGTGCGCGCTATCACCCCCGCAAACGACGACGTTTGGGGCGACCCGCTCCGCGGTGACCGAGAATCGGTCATCAGCAAGGCTGCTGCTGCTATCGACGATGCAGGCATGGCTATGCCTGAGTCAAACGAGGCATGGCACGATATGTCGTGGGACGACATCCACGCGATGGCAAACACCGCCGCCCAAGTTGAAGGAAGGAGGATTGACCAATGAAGCCGATGAAGGTGAACCCCGGACAACACGCACCTGACCTTGACCAGATGTTGAAGGACGCTGAGAAACTGGTGGCAAAGGCTGAAGCCAAGTTCGGCTCCAAGCAGGCCGACGGCTTTGAACGCGTCAACGGCGTCGAGAAGGTCAAGCCCGGATACTACTGGACCAATCAACAGAAGATTGAGGTCGAGGACGTCAAGCGCACGCCACCAAAGGCTGAGAAGGCAAACCTCACCACGCATGCCGGTTGGCCCAACCAACTCTACATGCGTGAGAACAAGGCCGGAGACAAATCCGACAAAAACCCTGAAGGAGCCTACAGCCTCACCGATTTCTTCTGAGGTGAGGGGCTGCGAGAAGACGCCATCCGCTATCATCAGCGGACTGCTGACGACTTCCTCAAAGCGCTCTTTAGCGGCGCCGACACTCTCAACGAAGCAGCGGACGTGCTCATCAGCGCGGCCAATATGAGAAATCATGGATACGCGCATCCTCCTCTCTTGAAAGAGGCGCAGCGGGTTGTGCTGCGAACGCCTCAACCGAAGACGGGAGAGGCAGCGATGACCATCACGGGCAAAAGCACACGGGGTGAGGCGGCGAGGCGGGGTCACGAAATCGCGCGCCGCATGTTCACCCGTGAGGAGTTGGAATACGCTTCCTTGCTCGCTGAGCAGGGGGACGAGCGCTCACTCGACCACCTTGTTCGACTCACCACCGCTTGGCGTGGGCAGATGATTCCGAACCCCGAATACGACGAGGAAGAGCGATGGGAGAAGCACCGCTCACATGCTCTCGGCATTTGGCCCAACCATAGCGGGNCGAACTTCGACACGGTGCCTCTCGCTCACAGGTGGATGACGCACCTTTTCGGAACCGACGGTAGCAAAAGGGGGCATGCTGCGCGTTTCGACGAACTGCTCAAGGAAGCGGGTGGTGAATTGGACACGTCGCTCAAAGGCGACGATGGCCTTGGTGTATGGAAGGGAGACAACACCGACGCGCGCACCCTCTTCAACATCGGCTACGAGGATTTCATCCCTGACTACAGGGA